GCCGCCGCCCGCTCCTTTGCTTCGCTGCGCTTGGGCACACAGTTGGGAACCTGCTTGCCGCCTTTGCTCTTCATGCCCACCATTTCGTGGGAGTCCCAGCAGGGATCGTTCTTACCTTTGGCCATGGGTCAAATCAGGATTGGGGAACCGTGATGGAGCCGAAGCTCTCGCCGGCATCCATGCGTTTCTGGATGATGGCTTCTTGGGCGGACTGGAGGTTCTCAGCCAAGGCGGTGGACTTCATCTGATCAAAGCCATTGCCAAAGCCATCCACCACATCGCCAGCGGTGCGCTTGCGGGTGATGAACTGCTGGGCCCGCTCCTTGGCTTCCCCCTGGGGGTTGGCTTCCCCATGGAGGGAGAAGGAACCGTCTTCATCGGGGTTGTGCACCACGGCCGGTGAGCCGTCATCGGTGACGCCGCCGCTGGCCTGACCCAGCTTGGTGTGGGTCAACATCACCTCATAGGGGTTGCCCTTGTCGTCTTTGGTGTAGATCACACCGATGGTGTTCTCCGGGCTGTAGCGGCCCTCGCCTTCAAAGAACAGGTTGGTGCCGGCAGGAATGCCGTAGTCGATGCCCTTGTGGTATTTCGAGGCACCTTTGATGCCGGTGTTGCGCGGACCGTAACCGCTGGTGATCGGGAAGGCGTCAAGACCTTTGCGGTCCTTGCCGACACGGATCCGACTGAGCAGGCCCGGCTTGCTTAGGGGATTGACGTGACCCTTGTCGCCATAGAGGCGGTTGATCTTGACATCAAGGTGATCACCGCTGGTGGGGTTGGGATCGTTGCGGTAGTCAATGACCGATCCAACAGAGAGGTAGCTCATCAGTTCAGCAGTTCCAACGTTTGCGTGCGGCCTTGCCCCGCTCTCCTGTCCAGCCACGGCTGCGGGCACAGAAGCTCTTCTTGCGGCCCTCGTCCTTGGAGCCCTTGGCGGGATTGGGTGCTGGGGCCTTCAAGTTTGAACCGGTCTCACGGTTGTACTTGGCCCGGCCTTTGGCGGTCAGACCACCACCTTCTGAGACCGACTGCTTTTCGCCGCGGCCGACTGAAAGGTTGGGACCTTTCTTGCGGCCTTGGGCCCGTTCTTTGGCCGCTGCCCTGTCAGCCATTGTCTTTCAGGAAATTCATTTCTTCACGCATCTGTTCAGCCAGATGACACACCTGGGCGCAGCATCCAATAATCAGACCGCGCTGATTGGGGGTGAGTTCTGCATCTTCTGCATCCTCCACCAGCACTTCAGCGATGTCACCAAGGGCCATCAAGATTGCAGGCAGTCCCCACTTCTCTGTCATTGAATGCAGAGAAGAGAGTAGGGGATTCTCGCCGGAGTCGATCGTCTCCCAAAACTGTTCGCGTTCTTTAACGTCCATAAATTGATCGCTAATACTCTTATTTTAACTAGAATAAAACGGAGAAATGAACTCCGTGTGATGGCTAAAATTAGCTTTGAAAAATTTTTGGACTTCTGGACGTATTACGCTGCAGAAGAGCACCAAAAAGAAGGCATCCGTCTGCTCTATGGCAACCTCAACCTCTCCATAGAAGAGGACGCTGCATGGATTGCGGCCTACCGCAATGCCCCCGAACCAGAAGAAGAGATTGACACCTTCGTGCAAAACAACACTGAAGGCATGACCACCTCCAAGGCGGGCATCGATTTAATCAAAGCCTTTGAAGGCTGTGAACTTTCAGCGTACTGGTGTCCTGCTGGTGTGCTCACCATCGGCTATGGCCACACCGGCAGTGATGTCTATCAAGGTCAGACCATCACAGAAGAAGAAGCGACGATCATGCTGCGCATTGATCTCAACCGCTTCGAAGATGCGGTGCGCCGTCAGATCAAAGTGCCGCTGAAGCAATGTGAGTTTGATGCTCTGGTCTCCTTCACCTACAACTGCGGAGAAGGTGCGCTGCAGCACAGCACTTTGCGGCGCCGACTCCACCTTGAGGATGATAACGCCACCATCTTTAAAGAAGAACTGCCCAAGTGGGTGAATGGCAACAACGGTCCGCTGCTGGGGCTGGTGCGCCGCCGCGAGGCTGAGATCAAGCTGGCCACCTACGAGTGCAAGAGCTGCAACGCCACCAAAGATGTGTGGTGATTAGGCCTCCAGTGCTGCGATGCGGGCCTCGAGGCTGCTGAGATCTGGACCAGCAGCCAGCAAGAAAGCGAAAAGGGTTTCGTAGTTGATCGTCATCACCGTGCTCTCCGTTAGGCCCGCGATGGTGACGTACTCATCGCTGTACTCCTCATGGCCCGGCAGAGTGACCTGCTGCATGATGTCGTAGTCAGCAATGTCGAGACCTTGATCAGAGAAGGCGGAGCTGAGGCTGGTTTGATCCACCGTGAAGCGCCGCTTGCCATTGATCGTGTGGGCTTTAAGAGCGCTGCGGATGCTGGTGGCTGCACTGCGTTCTGCTGCAGTGATTGCGCTGGCGTAGCTGGCATTGGCTGCATCAATGGTGCGCACACTCGGCTGGCTTTGAATCACCGCGCCGTGCAAGCGCAGCGTGTCAGTGAAGTCATAACCGTCGGCTGATCGGAACAGGCGGCCATTGAAGGTGGCATTGCCAGCGCCATCGAGATACTGGTTGGCGCGCATCGCTGAGCTGACATGCAGCGCTGCACTGGGACTGTTGTTGCGAATGCCGACACTGGCATTCCTGGCGGTGCCGCCGAGGAACTTGACGCAAATACCGCCTTGACCTGCAGAATTGGAGTTGCCACCGGTGCCGGTCTTGCCGCCTTCGGTGATGGTGAAACCCGGGGACTGCTGGCGAATAGCAACAGTTGATCCGAAATCGTAGTTACCACCAGAGAGGGTCAAGCTAGAGCTGAGCACCGAGGCCCCGCTCATGGTCAAACCACCCAAGAAGGTCTTCATCGTGCTGATCGACTGCGGCGGTGAATCCAGGGTGACGAAGTCGCCGCTTTGATCAGGGAAGTTGCTCCAGCTCTGGGTCAAGCCGTTGCGCACATAGAGGCCGCCATCGGCGGGTGCTTCACCGATGCCAGAATCATTGTTGAGCAACTGCCAGGATTCTGTTAAACCGTTGCGGCCGTAGACCTGGCCATCGGTGGGTGCTTCACCGATGCCAGAATCAATGCTGAGCAACTGCCAGGATTCTGTTAAACCGTTGCGGCCGTAGACCTGCCCATCGTCAGGTGCTTCATCAAGCTTGGTATTGATTAGGGCAAGCAGATCTGCAATGTCTTGGTTGTAGGTGTCGAAGTCGACATAGCCGCTGAGGTCAATATCAAGGCTTTCATCGAGTTTGGACCAGACCCCGAAGTAGCGCACATAGGGCAAGCCATCATCGGGAGCATCACCGATCTTGGTGGCCAGCTCGGTCTCTAGCTCCAGAACCTTCGTATTAAAGACATCGAGGGTGACATAGAGACTGAGATCCAGGCTCACCCAATCGCCGTCTTGACGGACATAAGGGGTTCCATCTTCTGGTGCTTCTTGAACCTCCAGCTCATACCAACCACCGTCTTTGGAGACATAGGGCTTGCCATCAATTGGTGCATGGCCGATCTTGGTGTCAAGCTCAATGTTGATCGCATCGATTTGATCTTCAACGATCTGCTTGTTTTTGATGTAGGCATAGGAACTGGGATCTGTTTCGGCCCAATCCGATTGCACATTCTGGGTGTCGGCTGCATCAGTAAAGGACAGCTTGCGGATTATCCCGGAGCTGTCTTTAATAAATAAACAGGGATCAATCGCATTAAAGTTAACAGCAACTTCACCATCACTCATGTAGGGAGGAGTCGGTGCTTTTGCCCGTCCGCCATCTAAAACACTACTGTGTTTAAGTTGAATGTTCATAACACAACCAACAAGTCCGCCTGCTTTTATTGTAATTAATATCAAGCACCACGGGACTGCGGGATTGTACTACGGGTTAGCTAAACCTTGACCCTGGTTTGCCATAGTCACGAACTGACCGTTAATTTTAATCCAATAAATAGATCCACTACCGTTCTGTCCGCTAAGACGCCTAAACCTCAGATCTGCTATGAAGTTAACATTATCAAATCTGACGATTTGTAATCCATTGACGCGTTGTGGAGAGGCGCCTGAATTAGATACATCAAGATCTACGCCATCACTATCAACTTTGACTTCGACATAACCGTTGACATCTAAATCTCCTCCTGCTGATCTGAAGTCAATAGTAACGTAATCAGATCCATCGGTAGCTGCAAAGTAGCAAAATGTGGAATCATTACCATCAAACATATTTTCTTCCGCACCTTGGACAATAGAGCTGACATTCTGCGTCACCCAGAACGGGCTTAAATCAAGGGAACAGCCGTTTATAAATGAGTTGTCAGATCGTTGATAT